TGACAATTCGTTTGACGGCATATACGTACAGAAGTACGAAGACTTTGCAAGGAACGCAACATCATTTCAGTTTGGTGTGTACATGAAAGACGAACAAGCAACGTTTTGGAGATTAAAATTCAGTGGAAGATGAACAAGAATATCCAGTGGACTTCTTAGGACAAGAAGTAATACCCGGTAACTTTGTTGTAGGTGCAACAGGACACGGGCTAGCTATATACAAAGTACTCAGGATAACTCCCAAGATGGTTCGTATTGTAAGCATTACGGCAAAGACCGATAGGGCAAAGAAAGGCAAATTACGGTACGCGAACGAGTTGCTCAAAGTAGAAGAAAAGATAGTTACGTTTCATTTGATGAAATCGTGATAGACAAAAATAATTAAAGGCTGTATAATAACACTATGCGAATACACACACTAGAAGACGAGAGTTTCGAACTCAATACATTACCGGATGAGATAGACGATATGCGGTTTGCTATTTTAGATAACAGCAACCCGGCAGACCCAGACTTTATGTACATACCATTAATATTTTTGGAGAGCTTTACTAGCCCTGCATTGGTACTTAAGATAGGCGACCAGAAAATAAAAATGCCAGTTGATTGGCAAATAGTCATCGGAGACGATGATGCCGCGGCACTTGAAACGTTGCCACTTACATCAATAAACGACAGAGACTTTAGCGCATTTCAATTTAATAGCTTGTCTGCATTCAGGCCGACATACGAAGCAATCGAAATTATAGATGTGTACAGCGAAGTAAACTGGTACGCACCTAAGCTAAAGAACGGACAGTTCCTTGCAGTACCTCTTGAGGAAGGTCCAAAGCCACGATGTGTGTACTTTATTAAAGATATTTCACGTAACTGTGAAGTAATCGACTACAGTGAATTATGGTAAAATCAGAGTTTACACAAATGAAAGAACGTGCCCTTGCTGAGCCAACGCTCGAAGAGGCACTAGCATTTATAGCAATATGGGAGATGGAACGTATCGTTGCGTACACAAAACACAACGACGGTCCCTATGAATCATGTTTTAGATTCATATTTAAAATAATAATAGAAGAATATGGCAACGAAACAGATACCCCTTAACCAAATACTGTATGCACTAGACGCAAAGGACAGAGACTTTTACGATAACTTGGATGACGAGTTAAAGAAAAAGTTTAGTCCGTTCCTTATGATAAAATACGCCGCATCTGTTTACGGTTCGTCGGACCTTGAGGACTACTATATAACAAGCACAAACAAACACGCGAACAAGTACTTGTTTGAACTTGCAAAGCATCCTAAGCTTCAGTGGTTACTGCTAACTACAATTAGTCCAGGCATTGGGTCGCAGACTCATAGATGGATTAAAGCAAAGCCAAAGCCTAAGAATGCATCTGGACCAATTAAGAAACAGCTTGCAGAATTGTTTCCGGTCATGAAAGACGACGAACTAGATTTGCTAGCTTCGATAACAACTAAAAAAGAACTTAACCAATATGTTAAAGACCACGGAGAAAGTTGATACTTTTACGTGTCAATATTGCCACAAAGAGTTTAAGAGTGAACGTACATTATTAGTACACGCCTGCGAGCAAAAGCGTAGGTGGAAGGCAAAGGATGAGAAAGGTACGGTACTAGGCATGCACACGTATACTAGGTTTTACTCGTACAACCAAAACAATGCTCGGACTAGAACGTTTGAAGACTTTGTCGGAAGTCCGTATTACACTGCCTTTGTTAAGTTCGGCAATTACTTAATCAACACCAAGTGTATTAAGACAGAACGATTTATTGATTGGGTAGTGTCGTCTGGTATTAAACTAGACCAATGGGCAAAGGACGCAACGTATACACAGTTCTTAGATTCAGCATTGTTAACAGAGAACGTAAACGATGCGCTGACACGGGCAATTGAGTACAGCTTGGATTGGGGCGATGAAAAGAAAATGAAGCCAGAAGATGTTATGCGGTACGGTAGTCCTAACAGACTGTGTCAAGCTATTGTAACAGGCAAGATAAGTCCGTGGGTTATATACCAATCACAAAGCGGACAAGAGTTTTTAAATAAGTTGTCGTCGGAACAGATGACAATGATTTGGTCGGTTATTAATCCAGACCAATGGCAACCTATTTTCGAGAAGAAGGTTGCAGACGTTAAGTATGTAGAGGAGATATTACATGGCGCAGGATGGTAAAGTAGAAATAAGAGAAGAGGAAGACGGACGTAGAGTATTTTATGTCGACGTTGGCGATATGTCATCAAAGGAAGCACTGCGAGTAATTAACGAGATTCGTAAAAAGCAAGGCCTGTCTCCGGTAAGTCGTAGTTGGGTTAACTGGGTAATAGTGTTATTGATTATATTAACAGCAACTATAGGAATGGTAGCAGTAATGCCAGAGATTCTTACATTGCTTCCGTTATGAATGTAGAAAAAGAACGCATGTGGAAGAAGTTATCCACATTGCCGGACCCATTGTTAGTAACATTGCAAACAGCAGGACAGCTATCAGTGTCTAAACGTTTCATTCTACAGAAATATTTAGGTTACACATCTGATGAAGTAGATAAATTTTTAGATGGATATTCAAGTGGAAGATAAAATTAATTTAACAGAAGAACAGGAACGGATGTGGAAGAAGTTATCCACACCGTACGAGCCTCCGATTGTTGGTAATTACGGGGCGTACGGGTACTCTAGTTATGCACCGCCTGTCTCCTTCAAAACTAGATATGGTTATACCGTAACGGCAAACACAACACCGATAGCTGGTATAGTAGTAGGCGCGTAGTGGACAAGGATAAAGAACTTGTTTGGAAGAAGTTATCGGAGCCGGTTCGTACATGGCCGCCAAAAGAGAAGACCGCTTTTAGCTTAGATGGCAAGAAACTATTTAGAGATTTATATGGTGACGGTGGCGAGATCGACGAATACGAGCTGGTGGTACCGTTTCAGGTAGAGACAGCAACGTACAAATTGACAGAGTATTGTCGAGCATGGGAGAAGAAATGAGCGCAGATATTGATATAGATTTTGCAAACAGAGATGATATACTACAGCATATCAAACATACCTCTGCCCGCAAGCTACACAAAGGTCAACCCGAACGTCACAACAGTGGTGTCTATGTACAGCCTATTCCTTATGACCCAACACTAGATGCATCCGCATTGCACTTTAAAGATGCAGACGAGCGTGGCTACTTTAAGATTGACTTCCTAAACGTATCTGTATATCAGCACATTAAAAGCGCAGAGCACTACGAAGAATTATTAGCTAGAGACATACCGTGGCACAGACTTAAAGAAAAAGAGTTTGTTGAACAGATTATACACATATCAAACTATCCACGCCAAGTAGCAGAATGCAGGCCAGACAGTATCCCACGCATGGCAATGTTCTTGTCAGCATTGCGCCCAGCTAAGAAACACTTGCTAGGTAGACCGTGGGCTGAGATTGCTGAAACTGTTTGGCTAAAGGGTGAAGATGAGTACGCATTTAAAAAGGCACATGCAATTGCCTACGCTGTATTGGTAGGGTTACACATGAACATAATTGATACTACTCCATCTTCCGGACTAAAGTAATTGATTTACGTTTTTTCTTTTTGTGAACTATTTCGTTTAAGCTGGTTGCAGGACCGCTTAGTATTTCAAGGGATTTATTAGTGAATGTTTTGGTATATGGTTTGAAGATAGCCCATTCGGTGCGTAGGAATATGTTGATCGGAATGGATCTATTTGACTCCCACCACCATGTTTCGCCTAGCTCTAAGAATAACTTTTTGGCTTCTGTTGTTGGTAGTGCTCCAAAATTATATAAACTTGTAATAGTAGCATCTCGATTCTGTATGATTCCTACGAATTCTTCGTCGGCGTACCTACATACCGTAAGGAACGGGTATTTTTCTGTTAATTTGTCAAATACGTTATTGTTATTTTCCATAAATATATAAATGAACTCTACCAAAATATATTTATACCATCAACGCCACCGCGTAGTATTATTGGATACAAGTGGAGAATATTTCTGAAGGAGATACCGACAAGTGTACACAAAGAACTTAACAGCCCACAGAGGCACAGATAATCGAATTCTAATAGAATTTGTCAACCAAGACCAGAAGCGAGTTGACTTACGAGATAAAACCGTAGGCGATACTCCGGTAAACCCAGAGGATATTATCCCAGGTGGCGACTATGTAATATGCGACCTAGGTAATACAGACTGGAAAGCAATTGGTGCAACGCACCCTGTTAGGAAAGGCAATACCTTTACAGCCACTGGACCAGGCACCGGGACTGGTGTAGCAAAGCCTGTAACATACGCAGACTTAGATTTTACATGTCGTTTAATATCACACGACGGTGACAGATTGCTATTAGAAAAGCCGTTAGATATTGTAAACAGAACAACAGGTCAGACCAACCTGGTCCTTACAGAAGAAGAGCTAGATTTAATTGCCCCTGGCAAGATAGGGTTTAGTATAGAAAATACCTCGGACGGTATTATGTTTGAACCAGTGTTTGTAGATGACAATGCAGGCGGACGCGGTATCATTGATGTTGTGGACAGCATCATGCCAGCATTTACAGGAAGCGAAGTACTTACTATTCCAACCGGACAAGTATCACCACGTGTTTCTAGCACATTAAATACAGATGCGGCAGACTTGCATACATTCCAAATTGCAATGGATAACTTTACAGGCACTATCGAAACAAGCGGAGCAACAGATACAGACGGTAACTGGTACTCAATTAACACCGACGTAGTTTATGAAAGCGACATATATGTTTATACAGTAGCAGGCTACCATCCTTACATCCAATTTACATTTACAGATGGGACTAATATTACAGCTGGTTCGTTTACCATTGGCAATGAATATACTATTGAAGCAGTTGGCACAACCGACTTTGTTGCAATTGGTGCGTTAGATAATGTTATTGGTATAGTATTTGTAGCTACAGGCATTGGCGCAGGCGATGGCACAGCAACCTCAACAGACCCAGAGTTCCCAGGAACTATAACAGAAATTAGGCACAGATAATTATTCAGTGTTCCGCTGAGTGGTTAAATAGTGTGAACACAGGAATGATTATGATTAAGAAATTAGTTACGTTTGGATGCGGATGGACAGCAGGCAATGAATTAGAAGCCCCGGAAGAAACCGCGTACCCGGCATTAATTGCAGAGCACTTTGGATGGGAATTAGAAGTTTTCACAGAGGCAGAACCTACACTAACAGAATTGTTATTAGCATTTACCTCTTGGTGTACTACAGCAACTCCAGAACAGTTAGAAGAAACCCTAGTGATAATTGGCCTTACTGATGAGAACCGTGGCAATCCTGCAAGCGACCCGCATTGGGCAGACACAAACATCGAATTGACAGTCGAGGGCTTTGACCACATTGCAAACCACTTTCATGTTAACCTATTACAGTTTAACGTATTAACACGTCAGCACAAACTTAAATATCCAACAATGATCGAATCATCCTTGTTCACAGAACACAAATTTCCGAACGAAAAAGGACATACAATTATATCAGAATTCTTGATTAAACAAGTAGATTCTGTTATACTTAATGAATGATAGATATCTTGCAATACCTGCCGCCTCGCTCCAGAAAAGGGCCGAGTGGTTGGTTTTCATTTAACGCACCTTGTTGTGTACATAACGGAGAAACAAGAGACAAACGAAAGCGCGGCGGAATGATCCTCAACGGTGACGATTGGTCTTACCATTGTTTTAACTGTGGTTACAAAGCACGGTTCGTTAACGGACAACAGCTCAGCCTAAAAGCCAGAAACATATTAAAGTGGATGGGCGTTCCAATGGACGTTATCCAAAAGATTAATCTTGATAGTTTAAAGAATAAAAAAATATACGACATTGCAAGTGACAGGACCAACGCACGTAACGAGATTATACAACACAACGTATTCTTTGAGAAGCAGGAACTACCGCCTATATCGCGTAGCATGATGTCATGTGACAAGTGGGCAGTTGATTACCTTGCAAGTCGCGGGCTAGACTATCAAGACTATCCGTATAAAGTTACACCGCAGGACACAGGGCGTAACAGGCAACGTATCATAATACCGTATCTATATGCAGGCGATGTAGTCGGATGGACATCACGTTACTTAGATGACAGGATGCCGAAGTACATAAACGAGCATACGACACCAGGGTACGTGTTTAATTTAGACAAACAAAATCCCGAGTGGGACTTCATGCTAGTAGTTGAAGGCATCTTTTGTGCAATAAGTATAGACGGTGTCGCAGTACTACACAATGAAATAAATGATAAGCAAATGGCATTGCTACGCCGACAAGGCAAGGAAGTACTACACAATGAAATAAATGATAAGCAAATGGCATTGCTACGCCGACAAGGCAAGGAAATTATAGTAGTGCCAGACCAAGATAAACCAGGGCTTGTGTTGGCGAAGATAGCATTAGATGCCGGCTTCAGCATAAGCGTTCCAGACTGGCCCATAGACGTTAAGGATGTAAATGACGCTGTGAAAGAGTATGGTAAACTTGGTGCGCTTCTAAGCATTATTGCCGCGAGGACATCAAGTAAAGTAAGAGCCAAAGTTATGTTGAATAACATGGTTACCCGGAAGAAACTAAATTAAATGACTGAATACACATATGACATACAAAAATTATTCTTAGAGATGATGATAGCAGATGCGGCAACCTTTGTACGCATTCAGAACATCTATAATGTTGAAAACTTTCACCCAGACTTAAGGCCTGCGGCAGAGTTTATAGAAAAGCACTCCACGAAGCACGGTACCTTGCCGGAACTGTCGCAGTTAAAGGCAATGACAAATATCACCCTGGAGCCACTCCCACCTGAGATTAACGAAGGGCACTACGATTGGTTCTTTGAAGAGTTTGAAGGGTTTACTAAACGACAGGAACTTGAACGGGCGGTGTTACAATCTGCAGACTTACTTGAGGCCGGAGACTTTGAACCTGTACTTCCATTAATCAAAGCCGCAGTTGAAATCAGCTTATTGAAAGACATGGGCATAGATTACTTTGAAGATCCTAAAGCACGTTTGAAAGCTATTAAGAATAACAACGGACAGATGTCGACAGGCTGGGCAACAATGGACCAGAAACTGTACGGCGGCTTTAATAGGGGCGAACTACAGATATTTGCAGGCGGCTCGGGATCAGGTAAATCACTGTTCATGCAGAACTTAGCAGTTAATTGGGTTGAAGCAGGCAAGAATGGTATATTCGTTACGCTTGAGCTTAGTGAAGACTTATGTGCTATGCGTTTAGACAGCATGATGACAGGCACACCATCTAAGTCTATCTTTAAGAACCTTGACGATGTTGAAATGAAAGTTAAGATGAAGGCCAAGTCAGCCGGTAACTTACAGATTAAGTACCTTCCAGCACAAAGTACCATCAATGATGTTAGAGCATTTGTTAAAGAGTTACAAGTTAAAACAGGTATCAAGATTGATTTCATGTGTATTGATTACTTAGACTTGTTAATGCCAGTAACAGCTAAGGTTAGTCCAAGCGACTTGTTTGTTAAGGACAAGTACGTATCGGAAGAAATACGTAACCTTGCTAAGGAACTAGACATTGTAATGGTAACAGCATCACAGCTTAATCGTTCAGCAGTAGAAGAAGTAGAGTTCGACCACAGCATGATATCCGGCGGTATTTCTAAGATTAACACAGCAGACAACGTTTTTGGTATCTTTACATCACGTGCCATGCGTGAACGCGGTAAGTATCAGTTACAGCTAATGAAAACACGTAGTTCAGCAGGCGTAGGACAAAAGATTGACCTAGACTTTGACGTAGATACATTGCGTATTGTTGAT